CAGCAAACAGCGGGGTTCCCCGCAACCAGCTGGAATCTTTGGCAAAAGCAACACACGGAGCATTGGAAGCTCTGCTGGAGTTTACTAAAGCGAAAGCAGAAGCAGAATAAGAAAAAGCCCCTAACTGTTATGAGCAGTTAGGGGCTTTTTTACTTCTCTAGTCGATCAACAATAAGCATTAGAGCAGTTTTAGTTACTTTTTCAAGACTCTCCAGTAGTTCAATATCTATCTTCAGAATCTTGGAGATCTTAGCAATATACTCCTCTTTCTTAATTGGCACACTACCAGTTTTACTAGTATATACCTTCCTCTTGTAAACTCCCAAAGAACTTAACTTTGCTATAACACTTCGTTCCGGTACTACCTGACCCATCTCTTTAGTTAGATCAGATGCGATCATCTTAACATCTACTCCAGCAGCATAATCCTCAACTATCTTTTTAACTATCTCATTAGTGTATTTCATCATATTTGCTCATCATATAGTCAGTCTAAATTGCTCATAATATAGTCTAAATTACATAGTCTAATTTTCCCAAGGTAGATCACTAGTGTATACTGGTGCAGGTTTATTCCTATACTTAGACTCGGTAGTAGGTAATACCTCAATATCAATTAAAGGCTGAGGCATTTTATCCCAATTCAACCAATCTAATACCATTAAATGAGTTCTAATACTAGGATGTGCTACCCATATTTGAGTAGCCATTACTTGACAATACCAAGGTAGTCTCTTTATTTCCTCACCATAATTACCATATAATTTATGAGTTGAACTAGGGGATCGCAATGTTCCTGCTGCTGGCCCTGTAGCTACTACTAAGCCAAGATCTCTGCAAGCAATAATCTGATCTGAATCTAACTCAAGTACCTCTTCACATGTCATAGCATCTGCTAGATGTGGATCTAATAGCATACTAACATTGAAATCCCACTCTGAGTAAGCGATCCTATCAAACTTCTTAAAAGGCATCATCAACAATGGTACTAAAGCGGAGTAATTACAGAAATCTGCACTATTTTGTTTAGGTACAATTAAACCACGAGTAGGGGCAGTACAATAAATGTACAATCCCTTATGCCAATCATCCATGCTAAAGTTATCTTTGAGAAACTGTAACGAATCTATCTTACCTTCTGCATTTCTGGTAAGTTTCATTTTTGCAATATATGCGGTAATTTGTGGTAACAACCATGCTGCTTTATTCTTTAATCCTAACTTCTCGGACATTAACTTAAAAGCATCTTCTTTAGCTTTTAACTTCTTCTTCTCTATAGTTTCTTTACTATAAGAAGGTATAAAAGGAAACTCCTCTCTAAGAGCTCCCTCATCTGGTGCTTCATGAGTATCTAAGTACTCTCTTTCTTTTTTGCTAATAAAATCTTCATATTGCTTTAATTCTGTATCTTCTAATTCAGTTGTTACCATTTTTGCTGCTAGATCAACTTTTTGATATAGTTGCTCAAAAGGTATTTGCTTCATATCTTGTTTTTGTAAAAACACGTTAAATTTCCTTTATTTTGTTTTATTTTTAAACAGGTATAAAACATGAACCTGACCTTAGCTGATCTATATACTATAGGCTAAGAATTATTTACAATACGCTAAGAATTATTTGGGTTTTTCTCTAGCGGCGGGTGGCTGGGGTAGTTACCTTGCTACAACTTGTTGTAGCCAAAAACATATAGTTACAATTTCCCCAATTATAAAATTTATTAGTTCCTTTTCTTGGTTGTTTCTTCGATTTATTGGATTTACGGAAGTCCCTGCGGCTGACCGGGGGACAGCTGAATTGCCTGGACTTCGTAAATCCTCTAAATCTTCAAAAACAACTCAGAAAAGGAATAAATTTAAGTTTCTCTAATTTATATAATATTATATCATGAAATGAAGTTAGGATCAAGTTTATTTTCATCAATGCTCCTTGCTACTTATTTCTCAATTAGATGTTTCCATCCTTTATATACTTTTTTAGGGTGATGGATTAAATTGCTTAATCCTTGTTTTGTTAAACCATGGTTTCTAGCAAACTCCGATATTCCCCTTTTATAGATTTTATGTATAGTATTATCTGGGGAAACCAGTGTACATAAAAGGTTATCAGACCCCTTTAACCTCCATCCTTTATACGTACCTCCCTTTATAACTTTTAGAATACCTGCTACTAGCAAATTATCCGCATTAGGGATTGCTTCTCTAATAGACTCCGCAGAGTTTTCTACCTCATATTCTTTATTGTCTGGAGATACAACCCATACAGGCTCCAAAATATCATGTGTGTACCTATTAATATTAGCTATTTTAGTGTATAGATCAGGAAACTCATCCTGTAACCATATATGAGATCTGCCATTTTTAATATCATTAATTGTAGCAGTTGATACACCTGTACTGTCCATAATCATATTATTAGTCTGGGCTGGATCTGTTAAATACTCTAATACTTGAATAATCTGTTCTCTGGAGTACTTAGACCTCGCATGATTATACCCTGAGCCAGAGGAATCACCACCTTTAGTAATATTTAATCCATTCTCAATTGACCCTAGCTGATCTATCCAGAATACCTCCCTAGTTAGATCAGATGTTTCCTCTAAAATAACTAGCTCAGGTTCTCCACACATTTCGTAAGCTTCTTGTAGCTTAAAGTTGCTTTTACCTCGTTTTAAGGAAGCAATATGAGCCCGATATCTACGGTCAATATCTAAGGATTGTCCGACATAAGGGAAGTCCTCTAATCCCTTGAATACTAATTTATAAATTCCTTGCATAATTTTCTTCTTTTTTACATTTTGGAACTTATATGATATCACATTTACCAAGAAAAGTCAAGTACTATTTATAGATTTCCTCAAATTGACCTTAATTAGATCAGATAGGGTCAACCCGATATCCACATTATGCAAGTTTCAGGTCTTTGTTGTCCACTGCTAGAACTAAACAAGTCCTAGCATCAGGATACTCTTTTAGTGCTCTCATAGCATCTTCCCACGTATTAATTGGGTACTCATCAGTATGTTGAACACTGATAATATGCTTCTTACCATTCTTTAGACGTACTGCTCCTGTGAATTCCATTTTAGTTTCCTTTTAGTTAAGAGTCGGGATGACTCTATTTATATATTATACACTCTTTAGCTTAAGAAATCAAGATTATTTTATAGTTACGAAAATTTTATACTTGACTCCCAAGCCCTATTAGCGTATAATATAAAAATAAATGGAGAGTTTATGCGAGCGTATATAAAAGAACTAGAGGATATTATATCAGATGTGTTATTGCCTGGATATATAGAAAACTGTAGATCCAAAGGCGTACCACCTAAGACCCCCAAGATACTTTCTAGGCTAACTAAGGCTAGAAAACTTTTAAAAGAAGTACCAATGTTATTGAGGAAATACTAGTGCTGGATACTACAAGTAATTGTGAAGAAGATAGGGTCAATAGCCCAGCTCATTATACCTCTCACCCTAGTGGAATTGAAGCGATAACCATTGCAGAACACTATAATTTCTGTATAGGGAACGCTATAAAATACCTGTGGCGAGCAGGACTTAAAAAGGAGGCATCATTATCAGCACGACAGAAAGAGATAGAGGATCTGAACAAGGCCCTATATTATATAAAAAGACAAATAAAAAACTTAGAATCTGAGGAATAAAAGATGTATTCTGGAATTTATTGCCTATACTGGCCTATACCTAATTTAAGGTATATTGGTAAGTCAGAGTACCTGCCCAGAAGGAAAAGAGAACATATTAAAGCTATGGAAAATCTAACCCACTTTAATTATAGGGTTCAAGAAGCATATAACTCCTATGGGATACCAGAATTCATTATATTAGAACTTTGTGAAATCAGTCTACTATTACCTAGAGAGGAATATTGGGCTAGCACTTTTGATAGTATACTAAATATATCTAAACCAGGTACTACAGGAGGAAGCGGGCTACAACACCCAAATTCCAAATATTCTAAGTTAGATATTCTAAAGGTATTTAGACTCCTATATAATAGTACTAATTACTCCTCTTTACATATTTCAAAAGTATCGGGACTACCTATTAGTATGATTAATAATATCTCTAATCAAAATAGGCATATGTGGATTCAAGAGAAGTACCCAAAACTATATATAAGAATGAAAGAACTAAATATAACTAGAAATAATACATTAAAAAGTAATGGGGTACTCCCTAAGATAGTATCACCTGAAGGCATAGAAATAGAGATATCGAATATTAAGCAATTCTGTTTAAGTACTACAGGAGTAACAGAATCTGGTATACAAAGGGTACTAAGAGGAGAGCTAGTATACCATCATGGGTGGCACTTGCCCGGTGCGCCTACACGCAAACTAAAATCAGTAGTATCCCCTGAAGGTATAATATATAATATTGATAATTTATCTCAATTCTGTTTAAGTAATCTAGATAAATTAAATACATCATTTAATGCTGCTAGATGTGGATTCAATAGACTTTTTAGTGGTAAATGCACAACATATAAAGGCTGGAGAATAAATGAATGAATTTGTAGGCCCTATACTACATACAGAGACAGATCAAGAATCTAAAGACTACATAGAGCTTACCGATACCACAGACTTTGTACCATATAATAAAGTATCGGAAGACATATTAAAAGTATTAAGTCAGCACCCAAAAGCTGCTTATACAGTTTATTTAAACTTGTGTTCCAAATTTGGAACGGGAAATGGAATGTGAAAAAAGAAACACTAGTAGATGCTCTATATAGAACTAATTCTACTATTAGTAGCGTATGTCAAGAATTAGGAATAGTTTTTGATGAGTCCTTATTAGAGGACCTTGAAAGATGTACTGGATGTAATATCTGGTACCACTCATATCAGTTAATACCAGATGAGGACGATAATAATATATGTCCCTATTGTTTAGAGTATGTAGGTAGATAAGCTGCACATTAGAACCAATTTTTAAATTAGGATATATATGTCACATAAACAAGACCCAGCAGTAAATCCCGATACTTTCATTGATGTACACACAGCGAAAAAGATCACCTTCTATATTAGCGGGGCTATTGAAGCTCCCGAGAAATATACTAATATGCTAAATACTATTAGAAATAGCGGCCCAGAAGATGAGATTGTAATACACATCAATAGCTATGGTGGTGACCTATTTGCAGGACTGCAGATTATGCACGCACTACTAAGTACACAGGCAACAGTTACTGCTAGTGTAGAAGGTGCATGTATGAGTGCAGCAACCCTAATCTTTTTAGCAGCCACTAATTACTATGTTAATGAACATAGCATTTTCATGATGCATAATTACAGCGGTGGAGCTTTTGGAAAAGGTGGAGAACTCTTTGACCAAGTCGCCCATGAACGCAAGTGGAGTAAAAATCTTCTAGAATCAGTGTATAAAGACTTCCTGACTAAAAAAGAGGTTAAATCCATCTTAGATAACAAAGATATTTACATGACTGCTGATGAGGTCATTAAACGCTTGAAGAAGCGGGCTAAAAAGCTAGAAATAAAAACTAGTGTTGACTCGCCAACTGAAGAGTAGTATAATATATCTTTAATTGGGAGAAATCAAATGAAAAATGAAATCATTGAAGTTCTTATGCGTCGTGATGGTATGACTCAAGCCGAAGCTAGAAAGCTCCTGCGTGAGTTGCGTGCTATGGTTGAAGAAGGCGCAGATCCGGAGGATATTCTTTACGAGGAATTGGGCCTGGAACCCGACTATATTTTTGACTTGGTGGAGATTTAAAATGGTATATACACTGGTAAAAGAAGGCAAAATGACACAAGAAGAATTCGAGAAATTCCTTTCTGCCAAATGCGATGAGAGATACAATGACGGGTATAGCTATGGGTATGATGTGGGATATAATGACGGGAAGGCTGACGGGTACAGTGATGCATACGACGAAGGGTTTGATGATGGCTCTTTTGGGCAATAAGAAGATTTTTGACTTGGTGGAGGTTTGAAATGGTATACACGCTGGTAAGAGAAGGTAAGATGACCCGTAAAGAGTTCGAGAAGTTCCTTTCTTCCATACATGATGAGAAGTACAATGCTGGGTATAATGAAGGGTATAATGATGGTATAGTGACGGGTATGCTAAAGGGCACAAAGAAGAGTATGAGGAAGGACGTAATGATGGATTTTTTAGGTAATAAGAGGATTTAATAACGCTCCATGTAGTGAAAACACTCTCATATATTTTTGACTTGGTGGAGGTTTGAAATGGTATACACACTGGTAAAAGAAGGCAAAATGACCCAAGAAGAATTCAAGAAGTTCGTTTCTACCATATATGATGGTGGGTACAATGATGGGCATAGCGAAGGCCATACTGAGGGGCGGGCTGAGGGGTATGATGAGGGGCGGGCTGAGGAACGGGCTGAGGGGTATGATAAGGGGCATAATGACGGGTATAATGAGGGGTATAATGAAGGGCGGGCTGAGGGATGGGCTGAGGGATGGGCTGAGGGGTATGATGAGGGGCATAATGACGGGTATAATGAGGGGTATAATGAGGGGTATAATGAGGGATATAAAGAAGGGGTATAATGCTGGATGGAATTTTTGAGTAATAGGAAAGGCTAGTAACGCCCATGTAGTGAGAATACCCTCATATAGTTTTGACCTAATGGAGATTTGAAATGGTATACACACTGGTAAAAGAAGGTAAAATGACGCAAGAAGAATTCGAGAAATACCTGTCTGCTGTATATGATGATGGGTATAGTGATGGGTACGATGAAGGGTATGGCGATGGGAAGGATGATGGGTACGAGGAAGGATATGATGACGGGTATGACGCTGGATGGGATTTTTGAGCAATAAGAAAAATGCCCCCATAGCGTAGTGGATAACGCAGAGAGCTTCTACCTCTCTATACGGCAGTTCGATTCTGTCTGGGGGTGCCATAAATAGGTAGTATAATGTGTAGTGAACTAGAAAAGAAACATCCTCATATAGTTGGAAAGCTAATCCTATTATGGGGGTATGATATATTTGATAAGTATTTAAACTCATTGATCTTATCTGATCGGATAGATCGAAGTGGATTTAGTAAAGCAGTAATAGGTGAACTAATGACTATTCAAAGAGTTCATCAACAACTATTTGGAGCATCATTATGAAAAGAGTAATACCCTTAATACTGGCAGTATCCGTATCAGGATGCGCGAGTGCAGATGAATATATAAAGTATGCAGATACACAACTGCTTATAAAGCAGGAGGATACTAAAGCCGAAATAGCCAGAGCACAAGCCGAAGCAGCAAGATATAATGCTATTAGTGCAATTGCTGTAGCAGGTAATGATACAGCAAAAGCTGTTGGTATGATGGCACTACAGAACACATCTAGTGCAAGCTCGCGCCAAACCAGCCAAACCGTATTAGTGCAGCCTAGAAGTTTCTCTGATACTGCACTACAATGGACATCAATGTTTCTTAACCCCATTGTAAGTATTTACGGTATTGTGTCTAATAGGCATATAGCCGAAACCCAATCTAATAATGCAAGAGATACCACTATTAGCGGGTATAATACTATGCTAGGTATTGCATCACAAAATAAAGCCCCCAATCTTACTATTGGTGGAAATGGGGTAATCGGAAATGGTCAGTATACTACTACAGACTTTAGTGGTACAGGTGTTCTTGGTACGGGCTCTTACACTACAAATGCCCTTGGTGGCAATGGGGTAATTGGCAAAGGATCATACGCCACACCCATAGATGATCATACTATTACTAATAGTTATAATACACCAACTTGTACAACTGGCTCCTGTTAAAAACAGACTTGACTCTCTCAGTTAAATAGCGTATAATATTATTTTAAATCGGGAAAAAGTAAGTAAAAAAATAGACTTGACTCTTTAGTTAAATAGCGTATAATATTATTTTAAATCGGGGAAACTAAAAATGCTGGAAATTGTCAAAGAATATGTACAGGCAAATGAAGACTACGAAAACTATGTAGAGGCAGTTAATAAAGCATTTGGTGGGGACAATTATATTGTAGATATGGTCCCGGCCTCCTATAGCAATAATAGGGATCACCTGCTGCAAGCTGTAATTGGTGAGGATAATTTTGACTGGCTGATGTGGTTTCTGTATGAGCATACAGTACATAACGATGGTACCCCTAATGTGTGGATTGATGAAGTCGGGTATGTTGTAAATACTTTGGAGGACCTTGTATCTATTTGCTTTACTAAAAAGTAGACTTGACTTTAAATGCTAAATAGCGTATAATATTATTTTAAGTCGCAATAACAAGAAAATTTACAATTTATTGATAAGAAAAAAATAGACTTGACTTTAAATGCTTTTTAGCGTATAATATTATTTATGAATTGGGAAAGACGGACTTCTCCAACCTACAAAACGCGATTGCTAAGATGCCCCCGCTCTTATGCTCAGTTCAGACATACCACGAGTTTCGGCTATCTCTCAGAAAAGATAGCCACCTTTTATATACTTTACCGTATATGCGCTACTGATAGTAGAGTACATAAAAGGGTGTTTCAATGGTAATCTACGTATCCATAAAAACTTAATTGCTAGTGAAACGTGCCCTACCATTTAGTAATATACCTATCGAAGAACTAAGTATCCGCCTCTGCGCTACTCCCCAAATGAGTTAGGCAAGCACCTGGGCAAGTTGGTCGGTAAAGGTTATATCTATATACTTGCGCAACTTTACTACTAGCTATAATACAGATGCGCTTGATTTAGATACGACTAAGTCCGATGATTCCTACTTTGGGCAATGGGATGACAAGATAGGTATATTACTAAATGGAGATGTAAACCGCTAAGGAGGCGGGGCAGTCTGTAAAACTGTCGCTTCGGCTCTGTTGGATCGTTACCATCCATCTCCACCATATATAATAGTATTTTTAATAAGTAGAAGCATAGCTAGTGCCCCCTAATCTGGGGGAAACCTTGCTGGTAAAGTATTGAGGTGTGCACACCAAAATATACCAATTCCATGTAGAGTTTAGTAGATATACTAATAGCGGATGTAGTTGGTTGCGCCAACGAAAGCACTCTCTAGAGATTGTTAATAATTTCTGTAGTAAACTGTGCTTCTACTTATTAAAAATAGACTTGACTCATAAGTTAAAAGGCTGTATAATTATTCTTTAAATGAGAGAATTATATGAAACCTCGTAATAAGGGCATTGTGCCTATGTTAGCACGAAAACAGGGCCCGCATGGTAAGACTTTTAAAGCCATGCGTAGGCAATCAAAAGTAGAGTTAATGCGCGTATAGCTCAGCGGTAGTAGCAGCCGGCTTTTAACCGGCAGGTCATCGGTTCGACCCCGATTGCGCGTACCATTAAATTTAATAAATTTGGAATCTGGTGTAAACGCCCAGCTTAGGACTTAGTAGACGGCAGGGAACATGCTTCTCTGAAACCAGTACGAAAAGATAATCTAGAAAAATACTTCCTACTAGTGAAGCTAGATTCCAATTTTATTAGATTTAATAAGTGGTAGTAATACCTTTTAAGATATCAAGATATGTTCAATGGTTTGGGTGAGCTGTTGGGGCAATAATTCCTACTATTATGAACTACTAAGATAGATTTGAAGGGGTAGCAAATTATTGAGCTTCATTGAGTGTTAGGGCAGTGGTAACCACCCAACCCACATGCCTTCCCCAGGAATGTTGCTTTATATAGTCTACCAATTACTACCACTTATTAGATTTTTATACCTCTATCGGCTAAAGGTAGGCCAACGGGTTTTCATCCCGTAAATCGTGAGTTCAATTCTCCGTGGAGGTACCAAGTTTTTGGGAGAGTGGCGTAATTAGGTAGCCGCGCTAGACTTAGGATCTAGTCTCGAAAGGGGTAAGAGTTCGATTCTCTTCTCTCCCACCAATTAAAGAAGCATGAGGTATTAAATTAGAATAACGGCTGGTGGCGAAGCAGGTTGAAACGCATCAGACTTAAAATCTGACACACTAGAAACACCGAGGGTTCGATTCCCTCCCAGCCGACCAAATTAAAGGAGAATCAAATGACTCCGCAACAGTTTCAAAAATTAGTTGAAAAAGATATTGAACGTATTTTAAAACTGGATAAAGATGCCTCACGAGTTCTATCAGATAAATACAAAGTACAGAATTATACCCCATCCCGACACGTTCAAATGTATCGGGTTCACTAGAACTCATGCAGTTTTGCTCTCTGAGCAGAGAGGTATGAAGTATAGTATTCCACATTATAAACAAAATTTGTGGGTATATAAAGTTCCTGGGCCTGTAGCTTAATGGTAAAGCAAAATCCTCATAAGATTTAGAGTATTCGTTCAATTCGAATCAGGCCCACCAATAATTTAATCTTGACAAATAACGCTTATTAGAGTATAATATTATTTTTAAGTGAGATAAACTATGAAATACCCTGATAAATTGATTGCGGTTGGTATGAAATACCAGCCGGAAGCGCAAAATTTTCTGCGTAGTATATCTCCTAAGTACCCAGTCTCTCTCACAAGAGAGAAAAATGAAAAAGGTATAAATGGGGTAGCTTATGCAGTTACTGCATTTATTGAGGGTGGATCCTCAATAAGGCTTGGATATATTAGAGACATAGATACACCTCTGCTAGATAGACCCAGCTATCATAATGTATATGAAATCACTGCAATACAGACCAACTATCTGGTACTTAAGCCAAGGGATAATATGTCAAGTGATAATGCTCGGTATATGCCTAAATATGATGAAATACCTGATAAAAAGGAAACTAAAATGAATACAAGCTCTATTCGTGACTCTTTTTTCCGTGAAGTAAAGAATGCTGTACTTGATATCACTACTGGCAGTTTTGGTATTGTAACTGCTGATGGTATTTCAGTGTATAAAGATGGTGCAGTATCTGTAAATCCTCTAGTAGATATGGGTGTTAAAGTACCTGCGTTCGCCATGCGTGTTGACGTTGCTACATTGACTGAGGGTGACATAATCCTTAACGGTAATACTACCTACTTCTACAAAGGTAAGACCGAAACTGGTTATGAAGTAGTTGCAACGAACGGAGAAGTAAAGCAAGTAGGCTCCGTCACTAACCTATTCTTTGGCAAGAATACCGTTCTAGCTGTTAAGAATATGATGGCTGGTACTGGCATGAACCCCCTGGTCATGGCTATGATGCTGGGCGGTACTGAAGGCAAGGATTTCAACATGAAAACTTTTGCTATCATGAGTATGTTGGGTGCTAAGTCAGAGAATAGTGGAATTGATAGCAATATGCTCATGATGATGCTCATGATGGACAAGTAAAATAGTATTTAGTATGCTATGATTCTCACTTGACTTTAGTTGCTGAATAGCGTATAATATTATTTATAGATTGGGATAGCCGTACAGCCTTGCGTAAGATTTTCTTTCCTTATAACCGTTCTGGTAAAACGGGTTGTGTAGAGGAACAACTTCTTACAATACGCTGGCCGCGATAAAGAGGGTACAACTATACAATACCAGTATATTAGAGGCCACTTTCCCAATCTCACTTGACTTTAGTAACTGAATAGCGTATAATATTATTTATAAAGTGACAGAAACCATCTGATGACTCTAGTGTAGAGCATGTTTAAGTACATGGACTATTGAAATATAGTCGAAACATTGGCTGATGGTGTAGCCTTATTTAAGGTAGCTCCAGCCATTGTCATGGTAAAGATCACGTAGTGCGGAAAATGGATAAGCCGCTAGTACCGCCATGTAAGCCAGGGACTGTACTCAGCCAGTCAGAGCGAGAGATTACAATGCGGAGACCTACTATACTTCTAAAAGGCCCTATATCGTTCCTAGTTACCATTAGGATTAGATACAGAATAATTACTCAGAACCGTGATATTCTGAATTAAAGCGAAAAGGCTTAGCGGCCCTGCTACTGCTAACTCAGTAGATAGCTTATGTATTATCCTAGTTAGAGGAAAAAGTAATGACAATAGGAATTTATGCCCTTTATTGGGAAGAACAAGATTTAACTTATATTGGGCTATCTCAGCACATAGAGACGCGGTATAAAGAACATATCAGAGATATGAGAAAAGGAGAGCATACAAACTATAAGGTACAAAACACTTATAGTTTGTATGGAGAACCCAAGCTAGTAATTATAGAAGAGTGTAGTGTACCCAATCTCAATGATAGGGAGATTTACTGGACTAAAGAGCTTAATACTTTAAATACTAAGCATGGCCTAAATATTATAGAGGCTGGTAGTGCTGGAGGATGGGGCGTTAATAACAGTAATTCTAAATATACTAAACTTCAGATACTAAGAGTACTCAGGCTATTATCCGCAGAAGTTTATCATAGTAATGCAGCAATAGAGAGTGCCACCGGAGTTAATACCGATACTATTAGCCGTATATTCACCCAAGGTAAACATACATGGTTAAAAGAGAGATACCCATTTAGATACCGTCTAATGTTAGAAAGAGCAGGAGCTAGAATACAGAGTGCTAATGCACTAAGGGCTTCTAATGGAAAGGAAGCAAAAAGTTTAGAGGCTATATACGGTAAAGAGGGACTAAGCGTACCTATTCTTATATCTCCAGAAGGTATAGAGTATAAAGTCACTAATATTAGGGAATTTGCAAAGAGCCATGACTTAAATAAAAGTGGTATATCTCAAGTAATAAATAGAAAACAAAAGAGTACCAAAGGATGGAGACTAAAAACATAGTAAACATTTAATTAAAGGAATGCTGGACGCAGCACGTGCTTATTGATTACCGATAAGGGAAGACACGAAAGACTACATAGGAATTCTTCGACCTATTAGTAGTCTAGGTATAATGAGTGGCTCCGCATCGCCACCTTAAATATTCTACGGACGCGGTAAGTTACGACAGCGTTAAAACTTAGTCAGTACAGACGTAAGGTATACGTCTATAAAAATAATCCCGTAAGCTACGGCTTACGTTATTATTTTACTTAGAGTAATAACGTAAGCTGGAGAATACTATGAGAGTAAAGAAAATACATCGTTATGTAATGGTTTCTAACCCTAGTAAATCCATAACTATCTTAGAAGATATTGACGGATGGTTTTATATCGCCAAACTTCCTATAGACCAAAATAACACCTGGTCTAGTATTGAAGAGATTGAACAGTATTTGGAGATTAGAGTTAAACCTTATGGTATTAAGGAAGTGTGGTGAGAGTAAAAATCCTATCTGATCTACATTTGCTTCCTATGGAAGCTCATTGGGGGTTTGTATACCAGGATAATGGTGAAAGTGTCTGTATTCTAGCAGGGGATATTGCCGAAGGTATGGCAGGGGTAAGGTGGGCTGAACTATATATTCCTTATCATATCCATGTACTATATGTACCTGGAAATCATGAATACTATAGGGAGAATTATCAAGCCTTAAATGATAAATTCAGAGACTATAATACACGAGGCTCTCATGTTAAAGTTCTATTAGATAGTGTACATACTATTCAAGGGCGTAGATTTGTAGGTACTACATTATGGACTAACTTTAAACTATATAATAATCCACTCAGCCCTGTACAGTGGAAACAAGGTCTAAATGACAGTGTATATATTAGGTATAATGACTACGCATTTCAGTCAGATGATATGGTGTCCCTAAATAGGGCTTCCCTTAAATTCCTAGATAATACTGAGGGAGACGTATTGATTACCCACTATTGTCCAAGTACTAGTGATATTACAAAATATCGTGGTGATGTTCTTACTCCAAGTTTTATGACAGAGATTCCTGAAAGTATCCACAGTAAGTTTGCTTATCATATTCATGGGCATACTCATTGCTCTCTAAGGTATAAAGTACCTAGAGGCCCTGAAGTTATCTGTAACCCCCGAGGGTACGCTAGTAAGTATGGTACTGAAAATCCTGAGTTCCAATCTGATCTGATTATTGAGGTTTAAAATGTACCCTATAGATTTCTGGAATGATAGAATAACTAAACTAACTAATTATAGACCTTGTTGGATGCTGACAATTCCAATAACAAAAGCAGAGAGAACAATCTATTATTTTGCTCATGGTGTACATCCTGATAAGATTTCTAAATTTAGACTTGATTCTTTCACTTAATCAGCGTATAATATTATTTTAAGTCGCAATAACAAAGGAACTTAACGTGATCCCATTTCTAGTAGAGTATCGTACAGATTATGATACTGATTGTGGTGGTAGTGCCGTTGTATACGCAGAAGATGAAGGTGAAGCATTAATTAAGTCTGAAGATTACTGCCAAATTAAAATCTCAGAGGAAATAGATGATATTGACGCAGATTTCTCTGTCAATATTCTAGTTAAGGAGTTTAATAACCTAGAAGATGGTGATATTCGTGATTATGAAGTAATTGACTAAGCATTAAAAATTTTAGCCTTGATTAATTTTCCTTAATAGCGTATAATATATCTTTAAGTGGGAGAATAAACATGGCAGGGTACACTAAAGAGTTTTTGATTGATGCCTACCTCTCCAGATTTTTTAAAACTGCCAGCATTGAGGTTCTTGTACAGCTAGAAGCTGATGCTATTAAACTGTATGATCGAGTAGGTAAAGATCAGTTTCGTAAGTACGCATCACTTGATGCAGAGGCTATTGCAAATGCGCGAACTTTGGTTGGCTAAAGATGAAGCACTTATTATCTTTGATACTAAAGAGTATAAGGATAATTTAGGTTGCCCTAAATTCGAGTCAGATGTAGCAGTACAATTAACAGATAATGAGTACGCTGATTATTGTAGGGTTCTAGCTGAGTTCTATACTTGGCAGCGTAGATTTGAAGATTTAATTGCGGGTTCCGATAGTCGGACGGCAGCCTCATAAGCTGCTTGGGATAGGGAGCGTTACCCTAGCCCGCATCCAGTAACATCTCTCCTTGGTGTAGTCAGGTAACATACCGCATTTGGGATGCGGCGTCGTAGATTCGAATTCTACAGGGGAGACCAGTGGGCTGTTAGTGATAATGGGAGCACATCTGCCTTGCACGCAGAAAGTCGGAGTTCGATCCTCCGACGGTCCACCAAGTTTTATTCCTCAGTAGCTCAGTGGTAGTAGCAAAGCACTGTTAATGCTTGGGTCACTCGTTCGAATCGAGTCTGAGGAGCCAATAAATAGCGGATTAGTCATCTGGTGAAGACAACTGGTTTTGATCCAGTCTAGCAGGGTTCGATTCCCTGATCCGCCTTTAGTAGTATTTATAGATAGCAGCGAGGGCAGTTCGTCGAAATAAGACGTTTGTTTAAGGTAGCCAATGGTAGACCTCATGTGGGAGTTGGAATACCTCGTATGAGAATTGGTAAATATCGGGACTTACGAGTTGATATCCGGTTGGGAACACATTAAACGACTGAGCGACCTGGCCTATCTATAAATACTATTTTGGACTGTTAGCTCAGTTGGTTAGAGTGCTGCCCTGTCACGGCAGAGGCCACGGATTCGAGTTCCGTACAGTCCGCCAGAAAAAAATAAACTTGACTTTATATGCTTAACGGCGTATAATATTATTTTAAGTCGCAGTAATTTGATTAGTGCCTCTATAGCGTAGAAATAGGATACTTCTAACGATATAGTATATGCCTAAGTATACACAGTAGCAAAACTCGTTTCGCAACCATTAGGGAGTATAAACATAAGGTTGCAGCTCCTAATTCGAATATTCTTAGGGCACTAATCAAAGTTAAGGATTCCGTGGCGTGTTAAAACGAGTTCATCATTCGGAGATAAATCCTCGTTTTAGATTTGTTCCCGGTAAAGTTTAAAATTGTGGTGTTAATATTAGTTACTTCAATCGCCTGATTACCTATAGAACTAATATGCATGTTCCCAATTCTCAATATGGAAAGAAAATGTCAAGCCTGAATAAAAAAGCAAATACTCGTACTGAAATGACTCACGAAGGTGCTATGGTACGTCCTATTAGTGCAGAAGCACAACTGGGGCGCATGACCCTGGCTGCAATGCTATGGGAAGGCACTTTCTATGTAGATGGGGTTACTTTAGCTGAAAAAATCAAGGAACTTGTAGTTAAAGTTCCTGCTGACAAAGTACAAGCGCTTGCTGTGAAAGCACGCACTGAATTTAAACTTCGTCATATCCCATTGCTACTGGCCCGTGAATTGGCTCGTGGTGGACGGCTGACCGCATCTGGTCTGGATGCTGTAATTCAGCGTGCAGATGAAATGGGCGAATTTATGTCTCTGTACTGGTCTGAGGGTAAGACCGCAGTTTCTGCGCAAGTGAAAAAAGGTCTTGCAAAAGCCTTCGTTAAGTTTAATGAGTATCAGCTTGCTAAGAATGATAAAAACTCTGCTGCAGTATCGGTACGTGATGTGATGTTTATTTCACATCCAAAGCCTACTAATGATGCCCAGGCTGAGATGTTCAAGCGTGTAGCTAATAAAGAGTTAAAAACTCCTGACACTTGGGAAGTAGCTCTTTCAGCCGGAGCAGATAAAAAAGAAACCTTTAGCCGTTTAATGGAAGAAGGTAAATTGGGTGCGCTTGCGTTCCTTCGTAATTTGCGTAATATGATTAACGCAGGAATTACTGAAAAAGAAATTCGTGCATATGCCCGTAATTTGAACGTAGATATGGTTCTGCCATTCCGCTACGTTTCGGCAGCTAAGATCGTTCCACAACTGGAAGATATGCTGGAAGAAATGATGCTACGTTCACTGGAACATGCTCCTAAACTTCCAGGTCGTACAGTGCTTATGGTTGATGTATCTGGGTCTATGTGGCATGGTACTGTTAGTGCTAAGTCAGACCTAACCCGTTTCGATGCAGCAGCTGCACTAGCTATGATGGCTCGTGAAATATGCGAAGAAGTAGCAGTATATACTTTTAGCAATTGCCTAGTTAAAGTTGCCCCTCGTCGCGGATTTGCAGTAAGCGAGTTACTATCTAACTCGCAAGTACATGGCGGGACTTACTTAGGTAACGCTATGCAAGAGTTAAATATTTATGAGACGTATGATCGTGTAATTGTTTTCACGGATGAGCAATCTGCAGATATAGTCCCTAATCCAAAAGGTAAAGGTTATATTCTTAATGTAGCGTCTTATGAGAATGGTATTAACTCTGGTGCATATACTACTATTACCGGCTTCTCAGAAGCTGCTTTAGAGTATATTCGCCTAAGCGAAAAATCTAGCGAAAGCTAGTAAAGCCCTAAACCGAAAGGTTTAGGTACAAACTTTATAGCGGCAGAAATAGATACTTCACTTCTAATGACGGGGTCGTTGGTTCGAATCCAACCTGAGGCCGAAAGCCAAAGTAGCTCAGTGGTAGAGCGCGAAAAATCTCTATTTCGAATTATTCTTAAAGTTTGTACCTAAACCTTAGCATAGGTTTTTAAATAATGGAAGATTGGCAGAGTGGCCGATTGCATTTGTTTGCTAAACAAACGTTCGGGGAAACCCTTACCGCTGGTTCGAATCCAGCATCTTCCGCCACCCAAGATTTGGCCTGCGCCAAACCTCGACAAAATAAGGACTAATAATGACTAAAGCCGATGAAGTACAAGCAATTCTGAATCATGTTAAAGCACCCTATAACCAGCCCTTTAACCTTGGTGCTGGTATTAAGTGTAAATCCAAATCTCGCGCTTGGTTTCAAGTAGGTAAGGATAATAATGGACGTAAGAAGTCCAAGTAGGCTAATCTATCATATAAGGAGGATATTATGCGAATGTAAATAATTACAGGAGTATAATAATGTCTAGAACTTATCGCCGTCGCCGCTATCGTCAGTACTGGAATAGTGATGATCCTCTTTTAGCTTTTAATGCATTTGAAAAAGATATTGTATGGCAAGATGTGGACTATATTAAGGAACATCATTGCTATACAGCAATTCTTGGATACACAGTGAAGTACAAAAAAGGGAGCAAAACTGGGCGTAAAATGGTTGCAATTGCTAATAGTGATGCTGCAACTATTAGACATAAAGAACCAGGTCCAGGGTGGTTTCGTACTGAATCTACACAAGCACCCTATCGTAGAAGAGCAAGAGATTTAATTCAGCAGTACCTAAATGGCACTATTGAAGATGTAGTATTAGAGTCCATGCCGTATTTAGAGTATTGGACTTAGAATAATGGAGGGGCAATCCGACTGGTGACGGAAGCGCTCTTGAAAAGCGTCGAGGCCTAATAAGCCCTTGTGGGTTCAACTCCGACCCCCTCCGCCAGATAAAAGTTAATGAAGTACGCACACTGCTATAGATGAGGGGTAGTGATTCGATACTACCATTTTAAAGTTGTCTACTTGCCCGTCCGAAAAAGACGCGGAAAACTATTAGAGAAAGAGGTTCAAATCCTCGGGACTGGTAGACAGCTTTAAAATGGTAGTAAATATTGGGATGGCCGAGAGGTTAGGCAGTTGACTGCAAATCTTCCTACACCAGTTCGAATCTGGTTCCCAATTCTCAATTCTTAACTCTCAATTACAAGGAAAACAAATGTCAGAGAATATTTTAGATGATATTAAAGTATTGGAATCAATGTGTTTTGCTATTGAGAAAAGGCTTCCTAGAATGTTCTCAAATAATTACGAGACAGTAGAAAGCAGGACACGTTTAGAGCTTTATGGTGTTAGATGTAAACTAGCAAGTATCTCTGAGTTTGCAAAACAACACAGTGTAAAATATACGGAAAATTAGGCTAGAGGTAAACCGAGTGCTTCATACGCACTTCTCCCAAGTTCGACCCTTGGATTTTCCACCAAATAATGGCCTCCTAGCTCAATTGGAATAGAGCACCTCGCTACGGACGAGGAGGTTGGGGATTCGAATTCCTCGGAGGTCACCAAATAATTCCGGACTAGCTCAGTGGTAGAGCAGTGTGTTGATAACGCATTGGTCACTGGTTCAAATCCAGTGTCCGGAACCAAAGAATTCTAAGATGTGGCCGTATTGTAACGGTAGCAACCTCTCTTGTGACGTGAGTAGTATGGGTTCAAGCCCCATCGGCCACCTCTTAGAGTTTTAAAAGATTAAATGCAGGTAAGCTCAAGGTGAGACGCCAGCCTTCCAAGCTGCGCTGAGTGGAGTTCGACTCTCCCTACCTGCTCCAAATTAATAGTCGGTTAGCTCAGTGGCAGAGCGCTTGTCCTACAAACAAGAAGTCGAGATCTCGGAACTCTCACCGACTACCAAGGAGCTTTAGCTGATGTGGTCATAGCGGCGGTTTGAAGAACCGTTGAAACTGGTTCGATTCCAGTAGGCTCCACCAAGGATACGATAATGTTTGATATATTCTTTATTAGTGATACCCATTTTGGACACAAAAATAGCCTTAGTTTTCTGCGCTCTGATGGAGTTACGAAACTAAGGCATTTTTCTTCTGTTGAAGAAATGGATGAAACTATGGTGAAAAATTGGAATGAAAAAGTATCACCGAAGTCAAAAGTATACCATCTAGGTGATGTTGCTATGAGCCATAAAGAGCTACCTATTCTAGGTAGACTTAATGGTGAAAAAATCCTTATCAAAGGAAATCATGATACTGGTAAACTATCGCAGTACATGAGATATTTTAAAGATGTGCGTGGAAGTCACCAGATTGATAAGTTGCTACTTACTCATATTCCAGTCCACAGGTTAAGTATTGGAAAGCATAGAGCTAATATTCATGGACATACTCATGATAATATAGTTAGACATGAATTTCCGCCATATGAGCATGATGAAGCCTATCTATGTGTAAGTGTAGAACAAATCAATTATACACCTATTTCACTGGCAGAGATTAATGAGATACTAAAAAATAGATCTTGATTTCATAAGTATATTAGTGTATAATATTATTTTAAGTCGAGGAAAAACCGCAATATTTAACTACTACCGATTCGCATAGCGGCGATTGCATTGGTCTCCAAAACCAACGACGTAAGTCCACCAGGGGTTCGAGTCCCTTATCGGTAGCCCTATATTAACTTTCTAACAACAAAAGGCAACAGAATGAAGATTTACTTTGGACAGATTACTGGTGAGCACCTTGAATCTCGCGTAAAAGATAATATTACTATGTTTATGCATGAAGGTAGGGCGTATGAGTACGCACTAGATATTAACCCAGACTATATAACGATTACTGATACAATTGGTCGCACACTTCCATTTGATTTGAGTGATATTGGTAGTCTGTGTACTGCACTAGTACCTGTAATCGAGATAGCTCATCTAACTAACGAGTATAAAGCACTGTGCGAAAGAATTGAGAATACTAATATTCTATGCGTATAGAACCAACAGGTATTAATCCACTAAAAGATTTAATTGATATTCTTCCAGAAGTTGCGAAACCACTTCTGGAAGAAGATTTGTCGCGTATATCTTTGATGCTATCGGCAGGAGGTGTTATTTGCGAAACTAAAGATGAAGTTGTGGATGCACTAAGACTCTTAGAGGAGTTAAAAGTAGTAGAACTATCTTACTTACCAAATAATACAATATCTATAAGGAAACTAATATGAAACAAGTAGTAAAAGAAAAAGAATCGCATAAGGGGTTTAATAAGTGCGATTTTAGCATTAAAGCCCGCGCGCATGATAAAAAGGGGAATCTTATTTGGAAACAGGCATAATGCTGTATCTAATCTTTGCACTAGCAACCTCGTTAACCGCTTTAATTATTCTTATTAGGCCCGTTTTAAAGCTAATTGAAAAGCAACACCCATTAAGTGTAGTTACACAAAATAAGTTTATAACGTATTTTACGTTCTTTATACTTACTACGTTAGCCGCACCTATATTGATTATAATTACAATTATTCCAGATTTGGGTGAGCGCTTTAAAGCATCTCTTGAAGAGTCTTTAAGCGCAGTATGATCACACTTGACTTCTTTGCTTAATCTTGCTATAATATATCTAAATGATGAGAAAGGAAATAAAATGAAGATTATGAATTTTACCTATACTAAACCCGACGGTAAAGTTAGTAAACGTACATTCGTATCTATTCGTTCACCATTCACAGATTATTTTGGTGTAGATATTAGCGAGTTGAGTGAAGAGGATCAAGCTATCTTTGCTTCTGAAATGCAGGATATTGAAGATACTAAAACTAATGCTATTAATGAACTAATGATAAAGTTTGATGTAAAAAATAACTATCGTAAGTTTCTAGCAGAACGTATGTCTGATATTTCAGTAGAGGATATTTAATATCCTCAGTAAATGGTTGTAAACATTAAAGTAAGGCGCTCAAGACGCGGAGTGCAAATCTCCGCCAGATCCACCAGTAAGTATATTATTTAGTGCACTTACTAATGGGTCTGATCTAGTTTCGATTGGGTGAGATAGGATAAATGCAACCCGCTATGTAAAGCGTTAAAACAAAAAACTATAAACGCAAACGATGAAGTTTACGCTTTAGCTGCTTAAGCTAAAGTAAGGTTCCGGCTCTCTCCCTTATTACCAAATAGAGAGCCAATACATATGGGTATTAGTAATACTCATATGTATTAGCCCTGCTAGTTAAATGGTATAACACCTGCTTTGTAATCAGGTATCGGCAGTTCGATTCTGTCGCGGGGCACCAGAAAAACGTAGTGAACTTGGCTACATCTATTGGTTGAGAATGGTATTGAACTGGATGGAACAGGAGGCAATGTGGAAGAGGTATACATAAGAGCAGTAGGTGATATGGAAAAAAATATGTAGGACAATAAGGTGGATCCCCTATTGTCTAAAGTTCGAAGAAAGGAAATAGACTTCGGAAATTGTATTCATCTCGCTTGTCATCTTGATAGCTACGAATACCCTAGGGACTTACGTTAATGCTCCCTTCATATTATAATTTATCCTAACATCACCTCCGTTCTTTAACACAATCATCCTAGGAGAATATTATGGCTAAAGCTTCTGTTGTTTTTATTGATTCTGGTACCGGAAAGCATGGCACATTCGATTTTGAAGCCCCTGAAATCACCGGAGAGTCTGTTGCTCTGGCACTTGAACGTTGGATGGTCTTTACCGCTGGTGAGGACCCCAGCCTCATCGAGGAATCCCCCTATAGGGTTCGGGCCTGGGTTTCTACTCCCAACGATCGTTCTTTTGCTTTTATCCTTTCCTTCTATGAGCCGTATTTCGAGTATGTCCTTGTATCCGGTCTGGTTTACATCTAATTTTATTCCGGGCTTCGGCCCGGGTTTCCTGCTATTTTGAACTTTAAATAGCAGGAAAAAGAAAATAAAATGAACATTAAAACAAGGACTAATGATAAGATTTACCGGATTTACATGCTGCCGGTAGAGGGTGTTAAAGGTGGTTGGTACGATGGGAGCCCCCGTTCGGTGAATATCCCTATATATGCCAGAACACAGGATAGGGACAAGGCATGTATGCTTACTAGAGAAGAAGCTTTGTATTGTATGCGGGTAGTTTTGGAAGGTTGGCCACGAAGGTGTGAACCACCAATTACAGTGACCTATTAGACTTAAATCCGCATTAAAATAAAAAATCACCGAAACCAACAAAACTATGCAGGAGAATGAAATGACCAGCGAGCCTAAGACATGCCTGACCGATGGTAGTGCACCAAGCTATGGCTATACCTATATTAAGGAAAACGGCCAACAGGTTGACTACCTAGTGCTGTGCACGGAGGAACGCGTCAAGGGTTTTGTACGGCCATTGCGCCAAAGCTACAAGCATACGAAATGTGGAGTGGTGACTAGGATGGGGTTGCCGCTAGCTGAGACCTTCGCACATGACCCAAAGTTTTATGATGCTACGTTCTGCTGCGGTTGCAGAACGCATTTCCGGGTTGCTGAATTTATCTGGGAACCGGATGGATCAGTGGTCGGATCGTAGTTTCTATTGTACTTCACTACTGAGTAAAAATAGGAAAGGAGCCACGATATGTTTAACGAATACCAAGTCGCTGAAGTCCGATATTTGAGTTCCTTGTCGCCAGAGAAAAAGTGCTGGTGTGGGTGGTATAGGTTTGGTGAATGTCCCAAATGCAATTCAACCTATACGGAAGCGAATAGATTACAAGTAACGTGTCCCAGCTGTGGCAATTACCCTCGCGTTCCTGGCGAAAAGATGGTTCACCGCTACGGATGCATTACTGCTGAACGAAAATCGCAAATTACGCAAAAGGAGAATAAAATGGAATGGGAACAAGGAGAAAGAGATGGCGTTTGATGATATACCGGAAGATAAAGAACTAAGTTTCCGGTGTACCTGTGGTGGAAACATTAAAGAGCGCGACGGCAAGTGGGAGTGTGATTCCTGTGACTGGAAGTGGGATGACTGCGGCCAGGTAAGTGATTTTATTAACGCGCCAATCATGATTAGCGCATGGTCTAGTGGTGACGCTAATTACTCTATACGTTCTGGAGTTGATATGCTGAGGTGTACTACCTCAGATAGTTCACGAATGGCAGTACCATCCAATAACACGGAAGAAAACACGCTAAAGCAGATCGCAGACATTGCACACTACGGCGGCCTTGCCGGGTTGACCGAGGTGGAGGCGCTGATCGCTGTACGGAGATTGACACTGATGTATTTGGACAAGGGGCGCAACACTGACGCGATGACATTGGACACGCTTGCAGCGTTAAGGGCGTCGAAAGCGGCTGGTAACTAACGCTGAATAGACACCAGAAAAAGTCTTGACTTTCTTCCAGATTTATTATATAATTATTCATAATGTAGTCAAACAGCGAAGAAGGAAATAAAATGAGAAAGAAACCTGTATTAGCATTAAAGTTTCTTGAGTTGCGTGATGAGCTTCAGGATGTCTGTGAAGAGATTGCTGCGGAAATAAACCAAGGTAACACAGATCTAGCACTGTTGATGCTAGGGCGCGATAAGGCCGAACAGGTAGGTAAGCGAGTACCAGGTCCAGTGGGAACTGAAGAGATGCAAGCAGTATTAACATTTGTGGGAGCCAAGTTCGACCTTGAAGTAGCTATTTAGCACAGTGAGAAACTACAGAGAGAATAAAATAAAATGAAATGGGTAAAAGATACCACGAAGCATTCAATCGGTGAAGTATTGTACCTTGGGCCGTGGAATGTTGGAACCATTCACTATAATCGTCTCTGGTCCAAGGGCGACTTAGTGAAGTATATCGCCGTATGTAAATTGCCAGGCTACGAATGGCGTGGAGAATTCCGGTTTAAGAAGGATGCAAAAGCAGCAGTTGAATCTGCCTTCGAGTACTGGTTAAGTAAGTTGCCGGAACAAAAGGAAAACTAAGGTGGAATGGAAAAAAGATACTGCTGAGAATTCAAACAGCGAAATGCTTTTCCTCGGGCCGTGGGTTATTGGCTGGATTAGCCATGATGATGGAGCCCGTTCTAAGACAGGTGAATTGGAGTACGTGAGCGTGTGTAATCTTCCAGGTGTTAGAGGGTTTACTTACTCACCAACAGCCGATGAGGCTAAATCAATAGTTGAGTCTGCTGTCAAGCACTGGTTTAGTCAACTGCCACAACAGTAAATGGGAACTAGAAATCATGAAATTTAGAAAGAAGCCAGTTGTAATTGAAGCAGAATGTTACGATGGCACTTTTGAAAGTATTAAACGAATTCTGTATATGGGGAATATGGATATGGAAGATGTACGAGAGATCAGAAATCGCCCAGAAGGAATTTATATTGAAACTTTTAAAGAGACGATTCAAGCAAATAATGGGGATTGGATAATTCTTGATGCTAAAGGAGAATTGTACCCCTGTAGGCCAGATATTTTCGATGCGACGTATGAGCCTGTATACTAAAGTAAAAGGAGAATAAAATGGATTTCCTACTTGCACTACTATTCTGGTTTATTATGTCTGCACCAGCCGCCCTCTTTCTAGGCTGGTTTATTAGCGCTGGAACACATGAATGAACCAATCGTGGCAATTAAAATTTGTGAGCCTAGCTCACTTAGTAGGGTCATGGTCAAAAGACCCAAGCACTAAGGTAGGGTGCTGTATTGTCAACGAAGCGAATCGTATCTTGAGCATTGGGTATAATGGATTCCCTGTTGGAGTGGAGGATACCGATTCAAGACTGAATGACAGAGAAACAAAGCTAAAATATGTTATTCACGCTGAGGCTAACGCAATAGCAACTGCCGCACGCTCAGGAATATCAGTCGAGGGTGGTACACTCATTGTTAGTGCACTTCATCCATGTGCAGACTGTGCTAAACTAATCATCCAAGCTGGGATAACTAAAGTTATCGCTCCTTTACCTGAGATAGACGGACGGTGGGCCGACAGTTTTGAAGTAGCAGCTACCATGTTTAATGAAAGCGGCGTTGAAGTCAACTTTTACTAATCAATTTACATGCCACGAGCCTAAGAACTCGTGGTTTTTCATATAAATAACATGGAGTTTTCAATTTGAACGTAATTAAACGTGATGGATCGATACAACCTCTTGATCTAACTAAAATACATAATGTTCTTGAATGGGCTTGTAGTGGTGCCAATGACGATGGACTCACACCTATTAGAGGTGTCTCCGTATCACACATAGAAATGCAGGCACAAATACATTTCTATAATAGGATGAAAACAAGTGAGATACATTCACTTCTGATAAAAGCAGCATCTGACTTGATTTCTGAAGATACACCAAATTATGACCACGTGGCAGCAAGACTGGTTTGGTTTGCAGTTCGCAAAGAAGCATTTGGCACTAACATGCCACCTCATTTGCGAATAGTTTTAAATCGCAACATTGAATCTGGGTTCTACTCGGGCGATGTTCTACAGTACTATAACGATGAAGAAATAGACGAACTCAATTCAATGCTCGACCACCGTCGAGACGATCTATTTAGATATGCTGGCGCTGAACAGATGCGCAAGAAATACTTGGTACAAAATAGAAAGACTAGGAAGATATATGAATCTTTCCAGTTTCCATATATCATGGTTGCTGCTACGCTATTTGCACGTTATCCGAAAGAAACTCGAATGATGTGGGTTAAGAAATTCTATGATTTGGCAAGTCAACATTATATTTCATTGCCCACGCCAATCATGGCTGGTATGAGAACTCCAGTAAAACAATTCTCATCTTGTACAGTAATTGATAGTGGAGATTCGCTATTATCTATAAATTCCACTGCTTCCGCTATTGTTGAATATGCATCTAAGAAAGCAGGAATTGGTATCAATGTTGGACGTATTCGTGGTGTTGGGCAATTAGTCAATAAAGGCACGGCAGTTACTACTGGGGTCATTCCTTTTGCAAAGTATTTTAATGCTGCACTTAAATCATGTTCACAGGGATCAGTTCGTGGTGCATCTGCTACAGTGTCATATCCAGGTTGGCATATTGAGTTTGAGAGCTTGATTGAGCTTAAGAACAACAAAGGTACAGAAGAAACACGAATCAGAACCATGGATTATTCGGTTGCGCTAAATGGATTCATGTATGAACGTCTTGTAACTGGCGGTAATATTACTTTATTCAGCCCAGAAGAAGTACCAGATTTATACGATGCCTTCTATAGCAATGATACTGAACTTTTCAAAACTTTGTATGAAAAATACGAAACGTCTCCAAAGATCACTCGTAAAAGTATCCCAGCAATGGAATACTTTTCCAAGTTGATGAATGAACGATTTGAGACTGGTCGAATCTATATCTTTAATGCTGATAATGTTAATAAGCAAACTCCATTTTACGAAAACATTTTCTTATCTAACCTATGCCAAGAAATCTGTCTCCCTACTGCACCGATGGGAAATGATGAATCCCTTATTGCTCTATGTACTTTAGCCGCTGTTAATGTTGGTAAATTCAGTAAAGAAATGACAGAGTCGCAGATTGATATTCTTAGGGATTGTTGTCAAGTGTTGAACAGAGGGTTGGATGAGCTCTTATCATACCAAGATTATATGAACGACGCTGCTCGACGTCACACCGAACGATATCGTCCACTTGGAATAGGTATTATTGGATATGCACACTGGTTAGCTAAGGGTAGAATGACATGGGGATCAGATGAAGCACTGTTAGAAACCGATAAGTTGATGGAGCGTATTGCTTATTATCTAACAGAATCATCAATCAGTCTTGCGGAAGAACGAGGAAGTATTGATGTTCACACTAGGTACCATGAGGGCATTTTCCCTAAAGATGTAAGTGTGGTACCTGTACAAACTAGAATGGATTGGGATGCGCTGAAAACTAGAGCACTCAAATATGGTATTCGTAACGCAACTTTAATGGCACTAATGCCCTGTGAAACAAGTTCACAACTATCTAACGAAACATCTGGATTTGAACCGCCAAGAAGTCTAATTACTATCAAAGGCTCTAAAGAGGGTGTATTGCCACAAGTTGTTCCAGAATTTAGCAAACTAAATAACGTATATGAGACTCTGTGGAATATTGATGTTAGAGATTATCTTAAAACAGTTGCAGTAATGCAACATTGGGTTGACCAATCAATCTCAGCAAATACCAGTTATAGCCCATCCCGCTGTGAAATTACTATGAGTCGTCTTATTTCTGATCTATTGTTTGCTTATCAGTCTGGCGTGAAAACGTTATACTATTCAAATACATATGATGGGTCGGGAGATGATATGTTAGAAGATGGTGGATGTGAAAGTGGTGCATGTAAACTCTGACTTGACTTATCAGGTAATTTAGCGTATAATTAAACTTTATGGAGTTACTAATGACCACTTTTCAACCAGTTCTATCAATGAATGTTCATCCCGACAAATTATTCTTTGGCGAGAGTGGACATGGCATCTGTCGTTACGATACAATACGTTATCCAATCTTGGACAAAATTGACGAGAAGATGAAGTCATTTTTTTGGCGTCCACAGGAAATCGACTTTTCTCAAGAGAAACGTAGTTTCAATAATATGACAGATGCCGAACAGTTCATCTTTACATCTAATCTTAAACGACAAATCTTATTGGATTCGATCCAAGGAAGGGCACCAGCTCTCACTTTCTTGGAACACTGCACTGACCCTACATTAGAAAATGCCATTCTAACATGGTCGTTTTTCGAGTCTATCCACAGCGCAAGTTATACCTACATCTTACGGGCCATCTATCCAAATCCCGCTGAAGTGATTGACGACATGCCCAATATTCGTCCAATCGTGGATTGCGCACATGATATCACCGAATCATATGATCGTCTACGTAACAATCCTAATAAAGAAAATCTTTATCTTGCGTTGATTTCTGCAAATGCACTAGAAGCCATCAGGTTCTACGTTTCTTTTGCATGTACATTCGCATTCATGGAACGAGGAATGGTTGAAGCATCGGCTAAGACTATCAAGATGATCGCTCGTGACGAGAACATGCACCTTGTTTTAGTTCAGCACATCTTAAAGCTACTTCCACAAGATGATCCAGAATTTGTGCAAATCATAGGTGACAATCGAAAGAATGCAACACAGATTTTTATGGCGGCGGCAGAGCAAGAAAAAGAATGGGCAAGGTATTTGTTTGAGAATGGGACGATGCTAGGTTTGAGTGAGAAAATTCTGTCAAATTATATTGACTACTTGCTGCCTAGGCGTATGAAGGCAGTGAGACTAGTGGATAGCACCCCGCAAATTGAGCATCCTTTACCTTGGATTGAAAAACATCTTACTAACAAAAACTCACAGGTAGCTCCACAGGAAGTAGAACTGTCCAGTTATCTAACATCCTCTGTGAGGAATGATTTGGGCGATCTTAATTTGCAAGACCTTTGGATACGATGATAATAGTATTGTGGAGTGAATATAGTGCCTAAAACATATATGAAGAAACCTGAGTTCATCGAGGCGCAACAGTTTTTAAATGATGTCAATAGTAATTCATTGCTAAACTGGATCAATACAAGTTTACTTACTAGTGCAAAATTTAAGAGTGGGGGCCACTCAGAATTGGTAAATGAGGTTCTACTCATTCCGACCTTGTATGGATACTATATTGCTAAGATAAGTGATTGGGTTGTTAGAGATGCACAGGGGAACTTTTTAGTATATACCAATGATACTTTTAACAAACTATTCGAAGAAGTTAAACTTTATTCATAATGTTAGACGTATATTAGCTGTTTATTAAGAACTGCTAATTTAGCATTAAAAAAATTATACTTGATTTATTTTAGTAAAGAGCGTATAATATTATTTGTAGTAGCGTAGTAAACAATTTATTTTAACTAAAACAAAGGAAAGAATATGGCATGGGATGATGAAGGTAAGGCACGGGTAATTGCAGCGTACAAAGCAGCTGGCCCAACACCTGAAAATAGCACAGAAATTATTAAAGATATTGCAGAAGAAGAGAACCAGTCACCTAATGGTGTACGCATGATTTTGGTTCAAGCCGGGGTATATGTGAAGAAAGAAACTGCTTCCGGTACAACTAAGAAAGAGGGTGATGCTCCTAAACGTGTAAGTAAGGAGGCTCAAATTGATGCGCTTCGTAAAGCAATAGAAGGTAAAGGTGCAAATGTTGACGAGGAGATCCTCTCCAAACTAACAGGTAAAGCAGCAGCATATTTCCTAGAAGTTCTGCAAACTAAATAAAATTAAGGGGCGGCTCAGGTCGCCCCTTAACGTCTCTGAGGGAAACATGAACTGGAAAAGGCTTATAAGCGTTACCCTTATCTCATTTATGTGGGTAGTACTAGATGACCTAAAAGGCAACCCACATAACTACGAGCTAGCACTATTAGCCGGATTTGTTGCAACTTGGGTAGGAGAAAAGAATGGCTGTTAGAAGGAATAAAGAAGATGAGCATCTTGATGATGCAAGTATAGAAGCAGCAATTAAACTTCTAGAGGATAAAGCCACTAAGAAACTTGTTTGTGCGAAATTGAATATTTCGTACAATGTTGCACGCCTAGATAAAATTATTGAAACCTACAAACTTAAGAAGATTGATGATGCACGTAGACGTGCAGAAAAACGTGGAAAAGCAGCAACACAAGATGAAATACAGCATATAATTACAGAGTACCTAGAAGGTGCCACACTAGAGAGTATTAGTAAAACACTGTACCGTGGAACATCCTTTATTAAATCTGTTCTAAATGATTATGCTGTTCCTATTAGGAACACCTCTCAGGATTATTTTAATCCAGCACTTATTCCTGACAGCGCAGTTCGTGAACGTTTTGCAGTTGGCGAAATTGTATATTCTGCTAGGTATGATTCACTAGCTAAAATTCGTAATGAGATTAAGCAAAAAGAAGGATATGTTTATGGTATCTACTTAATATCTGATAAGTGGAGAGAAAACGCATATCAACCAGCATGGGAACTAGCCTCTTTAGATAAGTTACGTGAGGCTGGAATTAAACTGTAATATAAGTATCAGGAGATACACATCAGCAGAGGTACATAATGAAAGACTATAAACTTGTAGAGACGAAAAGGGTTTCTTTTCTTAAAAAGAAAGTAAGTAAGCCCCTTTTAATTATGATAACCCTAGCAGTATTTGGAATTGGTATTCCTATTCCTATTACTACTCATAAAGAGGAGTCACTATCACAACTTGAGGCTCCAATAGTTCACGTAGACACATCAGCCGCGCTAATATCTTGGATTAGATCTCATAACCCAAGAATATCAGATAAAACCGCGAGAGCAATACTAAGTAGTAGTACGTATTGGGCAAGTATCCGTGGACTAGATCCACTTTTAGTATTATCCCTAATTAAAATCGAATCCAGGTTTAATGTCTTTGCAGTATCAAACTCTAATGCTATAGGATTAATGCAGTATATCCCACGATGGCACAAAGAAAAAATAACACAAGAAACCAATCCTTTTGACATTAATAGTAATATTAGTATAGGTACTCTTATTCTAAAGGAGTACATAGATAAACATGGTACAGTTGAGAAAGCCTTATTAAAATATAATGGTGCTCTTAATAAACCAAATAATTATGCCTCAAATGTACTTAAAACCAGAAAAGAACTTAAAGAATATTTAAATAGGCAGGTAATTTAATTATACCTGCGCCAGCCTCAACAAGTTTAATCTAATAAAGAGTTACGTGTATGACAATAATTGAAGAACTAGAAAAACTATGTAAACAGTGTACTTTAATGGATGAAATAGTAGTAGCAAGAACTATAGAAGCTATAAATGCAGCCAAAGAGGCTTTAGAATCATGCCAAGAGTATGAGGATAATATTGTAGATGCACCTTTTTATCCTCAAACCAGACAACAATATAACAGAGAGAGTGTGAAGTTAGCGCTAAAACTATTAAATGAGTGATTCAGAGGTTCTATACGAGAAAATCCTATTTGAGAATGAAGCTAAAGGATTTCAACTAAGATTAGTAGTAAATGAGTTTAAGGGTATACAATATCTACATATTAGAAAGTATTTTCTATCTTTCGAAGATGGATATGTGCCCTCAAAAGAGGGTATAAGTATGGCTGCTAGTATTTCTAATATTTATGCACTTCTTGATGGATTAATTGAAATATGCTCCCATGAAGAAGGCATTGATGCTATAGCAACACATTTTGCACAAAAAATTAAAGACTTGACTTTACTAGCCAATTAGAGTATAATATACTTTTAATGGAGAATAATATGACTAGACAAGAGGCAGCTATTGTATCAGCATACACAGGGATCTTAATAGGTAGATTCTCAGATCTACACAGGTATATTGAGACTTTATTAGATAGGCCAGTATTTACGCATGAACTAGCGGATAATAGCTTATTTGACAAGATTAAAGCTAAAGCAAAGAAAGACTTTATATCTTTGGAGGTAAAATGAAGAAACGCTTTGAACTAGAACAAGAGATACTAGACTGCTGGGGCATTGTTGATGATATTGATATTCTTTTAAGTGGTATTAAGGATAAAGAGATACCAATTAATAATATTTGTAATATCTTAATTGGTCTACGAGATTTATATACTCTGAGATTCGAAAAGGTACTTGAAACACTTAAAGAAGGGATAAATAAATGACCCTAACGCAATACTTAGATAATTGCTCTCGCCACTATTATAATGGGGATCCCATTATTAGTGACGAGGTTTTTGATCGTCTAGCAGATAGTATTGGATACTCTAAGATCGGGGC